GTTCGCCTTCAGCCCCAGCGCCGTCTGCAGGTCGGTCTGCAGCGCGATATTGCCGCTGATGTTTCCCCAGGCCGTCCCGATCGTGCTGGAGACCTCGAGTTTGCCGTTGATGATGCTGACGTTCGCCCCGAGGCCGTAGAAGACCGGGTGATTGCTCGCATCGAATCCCCAGACACCTACGGCCGCCGGCGTGATGAACCGGTCCGTGTAGGTCGGTACAGTAGTAGTCGCCTGAGAGACTTTGACGTCGTTGACGGAGACCGCTGCGAGCCTCGCGGCCACACAGAGGAGCAAACCGAACAGTAGTTTTTTCACAAGATCAGCTCGAGGCCTTTGCCCAGAAGAGCGGCCGTACCCCACTCCAGTCATTCGGAATGACGATACCCTCTCCTGGCAGGACCGTACCGGCGATCAGCCGCCAGACTTGGACGGTCCCATCGGCCGCTTTGACCCATTCCCGAATGGCGCCGGGATTGAGAATCGACGTGACGACGGCCGCGAGATCGGTCTCGGACGTGATGCCGGCATCGATCGAGGCCGCGGTCCCCATCGAGGTCCCGGGCGGGTTGTAGATGGCGGCGCCTGGTCGAGTCTTCATCAGGCGTAGGCAATGACCGTGCCAGAGGCCAGCTTGATGCTGGTGAAGTGGCCTTTGATCTCGACGCCGGCGGCGATATTGACGGAGGTCAGTGTGCCGGTGAGGTTGTCGGACACGAGTGCCGCAACGGCCGCAGTCGTTGCCAGGATGGACGTCCAATCACCCAAATGGGTATCGGTGTCGGCAATGTAAAGACCGCCATCGTTGGCGATATTGACGAGGAGGGCTCCGCTTTTCTGGGCAGCGCCGTAATTGTGTTTTGGTGCCATAAGAGCAATGGGTTAGAAGCCGATTGGGGTGAAAACGCGGTTGTCCGGCGCGCCAGGCTGACCGGGTTGATTTCGCAGAAAGGCTTCCGCCTCGATCGCGTCTTGATTGACCTGCTTCGGATCGCTGCGGGTCTTGTCCCAGATCGGCGTGGACATGAGCGCCTTGATGGCGAGCGGGATGAAAGCCGTCTCTAGGAACTGATCCGGAATCGGCAGCGTGCTCGCCGCCATTAGATCGTTGAGCACAAGCCGCTTTGCCCAGAAGGCGATCCGACACGTCATGGGGTAAACCTTGTCCGGCGCCGGCGCGAACCGCATAACCATGATCGGTTCATTGCCCTGGCTGTTGCCCAAACTCTGAGTCCAGAAGCATTGCGGCCGGCCAACGGTCTGATAGAACAGGGAGGCGTAGCTCGATCGAGCAAGCTCGCTGCGGAGCAGAGGGAGGGCGGACTGTTCGGAAAAACGCGGACTGCCGATGAGGCGGTCGAAGGGATACCGTTCGCTCCAGAAAGCATCCCCATAGACCGTCGCCTGCACCGTGCCGCTCGGCGCGTTGTATGGGTTGAGAACCGTGCCCGTGCCGAGGATCTGATTCCAGGACGGATCTCCAGCCAGGAGGACAGACCGGCCGATCTCGGCCGGCGCGAAGACGTCCGAAGAGAGATCCGGGGATCCTTCAGTGACCGCGACGGTGGTAATTCTCGGAGCCGCTAGGTTGAAGCCAACCGGCGTGTCCTTGAAATACATCGGCAGCGCGTTGTAGAGCCGATTCAACGCGGAATTGCCGGCCTCGAGGAGGTCCGTCCATTCCGTGAGGGAAAGCGCGGTGAAGTCCCCGCCGCGGGCTCGCCGGCCGAGCCTATGGAAGAATTCAATGGTCGTCATGCGGTGACCTCCCTCGGCGGTTCGGGTTGAGCCATGTTCGGGAAGCCGCCAGCGGCAGCCAGTCGAGCGATGGCGAGTTGATAATCAGCCGTGAGCCCCTCGACGATATCCGGCCGGCTGAAGAGGCTGGATCGAGTAATGAGCATCCTGGCGATCGGAAGGAAAATCGATTCCGTGTAGGCTTGCGCCACCGGCAGAGCAGTTCCGCCGGCGAGCGCGGCGACGTCGTAGGCAGGAGCATCCTTAACGACTTCGATAACGAGCGAGCCGCTGCTGAGTGGAACTGGCGCCAGCCAGATATTGATTTGATTGGCGTCCGGGCCGGCGGGGTAACGAATGTTCTCGACCCAGTAGGCAATCGGATCGCCTTGGGCTGCTCCGTAGTCGGCGACGCCGCGAAAGATTCGGTCAAACTGGTCGAGCTCGCCGCGACTGCCGAGCGCCCGCAAGGGCTGACTGTCGTTGAGCCGGACGGGCCCGATAACCGCCTGAATCGTCTGACTGATCGGGTACATCGCCGTTCCGGCGGAAAACCCGATGGTCAGCTTCTCGCGGGTGAAAAAGTCCTGGCCGGCGACCTGGAGCGTCTGCATTGCCCCGTTGATCGCGATGACGACGTCCTGAAGCTGCAGCGCCGTGGCGAGCGTCGCATCCTCGATATTGAGTTTGCTCAGGAGGTCATCCCGAACCTGCGTAATTGTCAGCATGCGTCATGCGCCCGCGAAGAGTGGTTTGGGACCGGATTTCTTTTTGAGCCGCTCGGGCGCCAAGCGAAGCATCACGGCTTCCGCCTGGTCGACGGTGATCTCGCGGCCGTTGACTGTCGCCGCGCTGGGAGCAATGGGCGGGCTGGTCACGCTGAACTCGCTCACCTTCACCGCGGGATGAAGATGGTCATAGTCCTTGATCGTCTTTTCGGCGATGGCGTTGAACTCCTGCTCGCTGAACTCCTTACCCTGATACACATAGGTTCTGAGGGTCTCGCTCCAGATGAACGGGCCCTGCTTGTAGCCGTGAATCAACGGCCTTCCGGTCACGTATATGATGAGCTTTGCCATAAAAGGGAAGGGGCGCCCGCCCACGATCCGGGCGCCCCGGTTGAGCACTACTCTCCCAAACTACTCAGACCACCACCGGGAGACCGAGCTCCGGATAGTGGAGGGCGTGGCGGAGGCGGACGTAGCCCGGGTACACGTTCCGGACGTTCTTCCGGAGCGCCTGCCCGAAGACAGACGTGATGTACTTGCGGGTTTCGAAATCGCCGTCCACGAGCCATTGGGTGCGCTTGTTGCGCATGCTGCCGTAGCCGCGCACGATGTTCCGCGCACCGAACATGATCGTGTCGCCGATCGGCACGCCGTTCGCGTTGCAGAGCAACACCGTCGCCCCGATGGGGTGCGTCTGGGTGTGGCGGTTGGCCCACACTCCGGTATTCCAGGTCACATTGCCCACCGTCTGCTCGGCAACCGGACCATTCGTGAGCGGCGCCAGGCGCAGGTTCACGGTGATCTTGTTGCCGTTGTTGCCGGTCGTGAACCCGTACATTCCGACCTTGCCCGGATCGACCGTGGCATTCTTCGGATTGACGACCAGGAGGTATTGCTGCGCCGTCGCCGGCGTGGTGATGTCGCTCGGGAGGAACTCGAACGCGTAGTTGGGGAAGAACCGGAAGTATTGGATCTTCGTGAGGGCTGCCGCGGCGGCCGAACCACCGCCCAGAAGATCGAATGCCGCCGTGCCGGCCGAGATCGCGCCCCCAAGGAAGGCCTTCGGATTGAAGGCGCTGCCGACCGGCCCGTAGCCGTCATGGTCGATCGGGTTGTACTCGCGGATCGAATGCCCGTCGAGCTCCGCATACCCACCGGTGAACAGCGGATTCTCGTCGTACTTTTCACGCGGCATCGCGTCCTTGATGATCAGCTTGTAGTCCGAGTCCTGCTTGAGGCTGAAGAGGCCGGGAGTGACTCCGACCACGCAATACTTGAGGACCGGCACGCCGCGCACCGTTCCCGTCTCGCAGGGGGCGCCGCCCAACGGCTTGAGCGCCTGGCCCATGAACAGGATATCGTTGTAGACCAGGCCGTCCGCTGTGACGATGCTGTCCTGGCTGGCGTGCCCGCCGCCGATGAGTAGATTCTCGCCGCCGCCTTTGAGAATGTAGGTCATCATGATCCGGGCGGTCTTCTCGCGGCCCATCCACTTGCCGAGCTCGATGGTCTGGCCCGAGGCCAGCTCGCCGACCATACCCATGAACTCGTCGGTCCGCTCGGTGATCGAGACGGCGTTGCGCAGGAAGTCCACATCGACCTCCATGCTGTTGATGACGTCCGTCTCGAAGTCTTCCTTGGCTTCGAACAGATCGTCGCCGCTCTTGCCCGGGCCATAGTACCCGGCGCGGCTGGTGATCCGCAACTTGAGGCCCTTGCCGGCTGCGGTGTCGTTGATGACGAAGATTGGAGAGTCCCGATTGGTCCCCTCGAACTGCATGAAAAAGTCTTCGGTCTGCTCGAAGACGTCGACCTGCTTCTGCCACAAAATGCGGACAGAGTCAGGGGACAGCGCGGCAAGGGCTGTCGCTGTGTTGTTTGTGCCGATATCCCAGCTCATGTTTTGAAATGGATCGAACGATAACCGGCTGCCCGCCGGCGAGGGGAGTATCGCTCAGTCCATCAAAACGGCTGGAACTACATGCCTGGAAGCTTGATTCCGAGCTTCTCTGTCGCTCGCCTCAAGTCCAAGGGTGTTTTCGCCGCTGAAATGGCCTTCGCGAACTCCGTGTTTGGATTCGTACCCGTTGGTACCGCCGTTCGGCTTGAACCGGACGGGAGGATGCCCTTCCGGGGACCTGGAGCCGCCGGGACTGTGGCCGCGGGCTTTGCCGGCGCGGCGGGCGCTCCTGTTCTGCGAGGCGCAATACCCAATTCCATAGCGGCCATCTGTGCCACGAGGTACGGCTTGTTGGGGTGATGAAACCGAGGGTCTTGAGTTGCCTCGAGGGCATCCTCGATCTCCACCATCAACTTGCCACCTTCACTCTTCGGGTCTCCCGCGAAAGGATACACTTCAACCGCTCGCGTCTGCGAGGCGTCGAATTCCCGATTGTAGGCGGTGTGGTTAGTCGCTTCTGCTTGGGCTGCTTGTGCCTGAAGACTGAGCCGGTGACGGTCGAGTTTCCTCAACTGCCGGTGAATTCTCGCCTCCTTGACGGTGTCGAGCTCCTCAGCCGCCTTGTCCAGACCTTCCTCGAGCTCCATCAATTTAGCGTCAACCGCTTCGATGGTGTCCGGAAGATCCGGGTCTTTGGGTGCCGCTGGGGTTTCTGGTGCCGCTGCCGTGCTGGGTTTGATCCCGAGCTGTTTCTTGGCGGCGGTCATCGCCTCTTCCAGCGTCCAATCGGCGTTCCGCCTCATAAAGGCGGTGGCTAGGCGTCCGACTTCGTCGGTTTCGGGGAGCCTCAAACCGATCTTCCTTGCCGTGCTCGGAGTGACGGGGGCATCCCGGTCAGTCTCGCTCGGTTCGGCCGGCTCTTCTGGCTCCGCGGGCTCGGCTGGCGTCTCCGCTGGTGTTTCAGCGGGAGGCGTTTCCTCGCCTGGTGGCGTCTCAGCGGGGGTCTCGGCCGGGGTCTCGGCTGGCTTCGGCGGAGGTGGTGCGGGAGACCTCTTGGTGAGGCTCTGCAAGACTCCTGCGATTTCAGCCGGCGTGTGTGCCTGCTCAATCTGTCTCGCAAAATCTGCGTCCTGACTTGGTAAAGAACTGGCTGCGGGTGTTGCCGCTGCCGGAGTAGCTGTCGGTGCGGTGGTCCCAGCGGGCTCCGCGTGGGCGGGTGTCTCTGACATAGTCGCAGGCAGATTCCCCGAAAATCATAAGTCAAATGGGAATGGTATCATCAGAACTTGCCTTTCAATGACTTTGGCGCGATTCCGTTGCCCATGTCCGGTGTGATCGAGACTGGAGTCTATTGCATTCTCAATACCCTAAACGGCAAGAGGTACATCGGGAGTGCAGCAAGCGGTTTCAGTCACCGCTGGGCGGTACACAGAAATCATCTGCGCCACGGGAAGCATCACAGCCTTCATCTCCAGCGGGCATGGGATAGGGATGGAGAAGCGGCCTTTGAATTCGCTATCCTAGAGCGATGCCCACCGGCTGATTGTATCCGACGCGAGCAATTCTTTATTACTCAGTTCCAAACTGCGGACCCCAAAACGGGCTACAATATAGCTCCTTTGGCTGGATCGACCTTAGGAACAAAGCTATCGGAAGGACAAAAAACTAAACTAAGAGCTGCTCTCGCAAATCCGATTACCAGGGAACGAATGAGTAATTCGGCAAAGAAAAGGATAGCGAGCGAAGAAACTCGTAAAAAAATGGGTCTAGCTCATCACGGTCATTCTGTCTCTGAGGCCACAAAGGAGAAGATGCGCATTGCTGGCAGACGACATTCGAGGGAAATCTCGATAAGAGCGATCGCTACTTGGACTGGTCGAAAGCATTCCATGACCAGCCGAGACAAGATCAGTCTAGCACGCAAGGGTAAGAAGGCTTCAGTCGAAACGCGCATGAGAATGAGTTTATCCCACAAGCAAAGATATGCCCTAAACCGATGGATCATTAGTAATCTGGGGATGAATCCGTCTGAAATCGACCGGAATATAGCAGCATGAGTTTTCTCGATCTTAGGAATCGCCTGCCGACCGTAGAACGGTTACCAGACTTGCGTCTTCGGGTGACGCGAAAGTACGATGCACTCCCGGCCGCCGTAAAAACTCCGGCTGAGATTCTTGCGTTGGCTTGGCTTCCTTGGGGTACGATTGACGAGAAATACACGGACACGAGGCTCATCAAGCAGGATGTCGCCGGCCAGGAGCCCCTAGGAGATTCGAAGCAAAGTCCCGAAAGCCGCCCTGCCGTACTCACCCGCATCTTTGAACAAATAGATTCTGCTCTTGAGACGGTCGTTGGGAATGCTGATGTGGCCATTGGCCAAGATGGACTTATCACTGTATCCCAGAACTACCTACAGTTTTCTACTGGAACAGCGGTATATGGAGTGCCTGGGACAACTTTAGCTTCTGCACCTTGGACGCAATGTGTCCTTAAAACTGAATCGCGAACAGATGATGGCACACTCAGAAGGATAAAACGTGACTTCATAAACCACGGATTGATTAGTCAATCTGACGAAACGCGCAATGACGGAGCTCTACTTTTGCGCACCTTGGTTTACGTCAACGACGTCCCGCCGACGCCCGCCGGATACATCAATATTTCGCAGAAGGTAGAGTATCCCGGCGGTTTGCCGGTCCGGACCTACGCCTTCGCGAAAGGCAACGGCCAGATTTCCCTCGATATCGAATATCGGCTCTCGCCAGATCAGGGAACAACGGGCTGCACGGTCTACAAGATCAAGCAGCTCAGTGATCCAAGCGTTAGCTCTAACCCCATTTCTCCGCCGGCGAGCACGGAGCTGATCGCCGTCACCTACGAGGACAGCGACGGTCACCGGATCTGGAGCGCAACCTATGCCCACGGCCAAGGAATCATCGCCTCGGATACCGTCGTTCGGAACAACGGCCGCGCTGTCGTCTATTCAATCACGTCGATCAATGCGGTGCCGAGCGCACCCTCGCCGACGCTTGGCGGATCCGTGGTTTTGATCTCCTCATCGCAGCGCAACGGCTCCCGGTTCGAGGACGGCACGATCATCTATGATTACAAGTGGGCTGAAGGTCACGGTCTCATCTCCGAGAACATCGTCGCGAAGAACGATGGCACCCGCGAGGTCACAGATATCTCTCTGGGCACCCGGATTCAGCCGGCCCAAGGCATCGTGATCCGTGACGATTACCACATTGATGCTGGGTATACGATCTACACGGTCAGCGTGATCCAATCGGCGGACGGCAGCAGCGATCCTTCGGCTGTCAACTATACCCAGCACAAACTCGGGAGTTTCCCGATGCCTGGGCGGGCGAAATCCTACGCGAAGACAATCGGATATTGGACCGCACTCGACGTCTTCCTCAGCCCACCCGTCGAGGTCCCGGTAGACTTCTTGGTGACCGTGACCTATCAGACCAGCGCCACGCTCGGCACCGTCGGCACCCTCTGGGCCCCGAGCACTTGGGCGACGGTGGAAGCCTCCTACGTGGGGATCGGCAACTACCCGAAATTCAGCATGACCGCGCTGCGTGGTTACCGGTCGGTCGACGCCACCCCGATCTCTCACACCTTCGGCTCGCTTGACTACAACGGCGGCACGATGCTGGGGAATACCTGTTTCGGCGGAAGCTCCGGAACGCTGACTTGCTACGGCGGACCAGTTGCGCCAGACGGGAACACCTACACGATGCACTACAGCCTCGAGCTGGCGTTCACCGAGACCAATGGCACGAAATGGTATCGCAAGACGGTGACCTCCTGCGTGGCTCCGACCCAAGCCGCCCTGCCGGTATGAGCCTCGAGCAAGACAGCGATACTCCAAACTTCATCGACACAGAATTCGAGGAAGTTAAGCGGTTAAAGAGATCGCGGTCGAAGGGAGCGCACGGCCTTGGCGGGAGTAGTGAATCGCGGGAATTCGTCGAATCGTTCCTGAAGGACGGCATCGATAGTTTGATCCCCGATCCTGGTTACAAGATCGGCGTGGGCGGCGGAGAACCGCCTCCTGCGGGGAGCCCGGGCGGCTTCCCCGAGGAGTACAAGGCAGCCGGCAAGGATCTGATTCGCCATTGGTCTCTGGTCGGCGAGATGTGGAAACACCCGCCCGGGCTTCCGGACTGGCCGCTTCCCGACAATCCGCCGCCTCCTGGCGTGCCGTGGGGCTGGTTGCCTCCCTCCACGGATATCAGTTGCCGGCAGCGCGGAGGAACGGCGCAGATGTGCGGCGTGGGAGAATTCTCCGGCCATGTGAGCACGCCACCGAGATTCTACCGCCGTCGCGTGAAGAGTGGCGCGATGAATTTCATCCGTTCGCCGGACAACACTTGCGACCAGCCGACGACACCGGGCAACATGGATGGCGTGAAGCGGGGAGCCTTCCTGGCTCTCATCGGGCATGCCGAATTCGCGAGCCCCTCCTCGCCGCCCAACTTCTACCGTCGGAAGACGTGGAGCGGTGCAACAAGCAACCACATGTATAATGATCTCGGCTGCACCTCAGCACACAACATCTGTGTGTTGACGGAGAGCGGAGCCTATGCGTGGAATGCCGCGGGAACCATCGTTGAGAATGACGGCCAATATACCCATCCCTCGCCCTGCAACCCTTCGGGCACCAGCGCGCATGGCGTCAATGATGGACCGCTCAACTGGGGCCGCTTCGCGGGAGAGAGCAAAACGCAGACCGTCTGGGCGCTGACTGATGCCGGCTGCGTGCCGGATGGTCAGGGTGGTGGCGCGAGAGCCTTCAACACAATTACCTCGCAGGCGGTCTTGACTGATCCGGATAGCGAGACTGACGCGATCAACCGCTGGCTCGCAACCTCGCCCGCCTGGGGCGGTTCCTCAACCTGCCAGAGCTCGACGTGGTGCATGGCTCGCTACGAGCAGCGCACGACGGCCGCCTTCAACTATCAGGAGTCCAAGTACAACATCACCAAGAGCGGGCTGGCGAACAGCAAAACCTACCATGTGACAGTCGACGTCTATCGCAGCCCCTACGGCGCCGGCACCTTCACACTCCTGCAGACGCTCGTGCTCAGTGGGACGACTGACGGCTCGGGCAACCTCGCGATCAACGATCAGATCGTCCCGAATCTGAAGGGCTACGATACCTACGTCACGAATTGCGTCATTCTGCTCAACGACAACACCACGGACACTTGGGACTATACTCGGCAATATAGTCCGGTCGATTGCTCTTTCACGACGGTCAACAATAACCTCCGGACGGTGGACGGGGTTGTCGATCCAATCGGACCGGATGAATCGGACTATTGCATCGGCGCCGGCGCGACGACGGAGACCAAGACCGCCACCACGAGGACACTCACCGGGAATAACACCTGTGTCCTCTCTGCCCGGACCTACGATGATCCATTTCCCTACGTCAAAGTCGTCGGCACGGTCACGGAAACCCTTAGCGATGAGGACACCGAAACCGATGCGATTGGTCGGCTGCTGGCTGGCGCTGGCGGCGTCTGGGGATCTTGGAACCCGGTCGGAGATGGCACCGGAGGCACCTGTCTCCCGTCCGCTTGCTGTTTGACTTCGTACCAGATCCGGACGTCCGGCGATTCATTCGCCTACGAGGAAGCCCAGTGGAAGGCTGAGTGGGCCAGTCTCCAGCCCAGCCCGATGTACTTCACTCAACTGCACGTCATGCGCCGCGTCTACGGGATCAATCCATATGTCGCCTACCAGACGATGTTGATTAGCGGGACCTCCGATGCTCTCGGCAACCTCGAACTCATCGTCGATGTTCCCAATCTCCGAGGCTATGACACCTATCTTTACCAATGATAGCGACGATTGTTAATGTCTCGACCCACCGGCCGGATTACGGTCCGCAACCAGAACAGGCAGAACCGCCGCCCATCATCACTCGTCCGCCGGCGCTGCCGGAGCCGCCCACGAGGATTGAGATGGCGGCTAATTTTGCCGTGGCAATGGCCCGATGGGGCGCCGCGGGCTTTAAGACGGTCAACGCAGAAGAATACGAAACACGCTTTGCAACCTGCGAGGCATGTGAATTCTGGGATGGTGATGCACGTTGGGGAATCGGCAAATGTAAGCATCCTAATTGCGGTTGCGGTAGATGGAAAGCCTGGCTAAAAACCGAACGATGCCCGATCCTAAAATGGTGATCTGTTCCGAATGTGGAACTAGCTTTTCTCGTGGTCCCCACCAAGCGAGAAAGATGGTTTGTTCTCAAGAATGCCGATCGAAAAAGATAAAAAGACGGAGCTTCCAGCACTATCACGAGATGAGTCCGGAGCAGCGTAAGGATCATGGGAAAAAGGTCTCCAAACAGAACAAACAGAGACGGGCCTTGAGGAATGGGACGCTCCAGAAAATCTGTATTGAGTGCGGAACGCCATTTCATCCCGCCAATGACCGTTTCGATATTTGTTCTGAAAAATGCCGTGCAGACCGACGAAAGAGAGGCGGTCGAGAAAAAGCCAAGGTCCCTGCATTCAAGACTAGGCGGAATGCGTTTCTGCGTGAGAAAACAAAACGCGATCCAGAATTCCGTTTGCGCAATATCGTCAGCAAGACGATCTGGCGGGCCCTCCGTAAAAATCGCGCCCAGAAGTGCGGATCTATAGCGAGATACCTTCCTTATTCAATCCCGCAGCTTAAGGCTCATTTGGAATCGTTTTTTGACAACCAGAACGGATTCACATGGGAGAATTACGGCCGGAAATGGCAAGTAGACCATGTGGTACCCCAATCACTTTTCCACTACTCCAATATGGATTCGACTGCGTTCCGCGACTGTTGGAGGCTATCCAATCTAGTTCCGATGAAGAAACCAGAGAACATTCAGAAGGGGAATAGGCGTATCGGCTTCTTCGACAAATCAGGCCAAGGCCATTTTCTTGCTCCGATCAAGTCTGCCGACACCCAAAAGGCTCGCGCTGGCCGCTAAACCCTACTATGCCGAATTTCCGACAGGCAACCCCCTCATAAAATCATGTCCAGAACTCTAGCTCCCGGGATGCAGGTTCCAACAATGGGTCTTCGTCGAGGCAGACCGCAGCAAGATCCGCTTGCCGGCCAGACGCCGATGCGCCGCACGCCGGGCCCGCAGACTGGCACAACTGGCGGGGTCATCCCCGACCTCGATCCGATGAGCGGCTACAAGAATGAGGATCTGGTTGCCCAGCAGAATGCCGATCGGGAAGCGTTTTTGAAGAGGAGTCCGAAGCCGGCGACCGCGGCAGCCCCATCCGCGCCGGGTGCACCGGCCGCGGCACCGGTCGGCACCGCGGCCAGCCCATCACCCGGAGCTCCACAGGTCATGCCGAAAGGCCCGACCGCCGCGTCAATGGCTCCGATAACGGTATCTGGCCAGCCCAACAATCCAGCGATGCAGGATCAGAAGAATCCGATGGAGTGGACAGCGAAGCCTGGTGAACCAGCAACCGCGGCCAACCGGCCATCAGCCCAGCCGACCGCGCCGGTGCCGGCGAAGCAATCCGTCGAGGCCAACTCGCCTTTGTCTGGGGATACCGGAGGCGAAGCGCCCACGGGCACCATCACGGCGCCACCGACCCTCAATCCCGCGAGTGCCTTTGGCGTCAACCGCCGCGGCAGTACCTCGCCGGTCGGCTCGAGCTCGCCCAATAGCTTCAGCGGTGGGTTTGGCCCAATGGAGCGAACGTTTTCGAATCCCGGCTCCGCCGGCCTCTATCACGATTACGTGCAGCGCCTCTTCGGCAACCAAGGCCAGGGGAACGGATCGATGCTGCGGCGTTCGCCAGAGCCGGCGGCTAATCGTAGCCAGATGGCAGACCAGGAATAGGCGGGCGCTTGTCGCCCTGGCGGAAGCCTTCCTTGCGGTCCTCGTTGACTGCATCCTCAATCAGATTGCGGCAGGTAACCTTCTCGATCGTGGTCATCTCGATCAGCGTATCGTACTCGAGGAGCATGCGCCGCAGAATCTCACGCTCGGCCGCGTCGACCTTCGCCGGCGGATCCTCGTAGAAGCGTTTCTCGATCGCGGCCTTCTTCTCTTTCAGCCGCCGCATGAAATAGCGGTTGAATGGGTCGGAGCTCTCGAGATGAGTAATGTCTCCCAGGTCGCGGTTAGCGAGCTCGCGGGTGATGCTTTGTTCTGGGGTCATAGCATTTCGGTGGGCTCGAAGCGCCGGGCCACGAGCTCGATGGTTGTTGCGATTTTGGACACCCTGATTCCCCCCTCCTGCTTGCCCTTGTCATCCATCTTTCCGCCGAGCGCCTCACAGTAGTTTCGGCTGGCCGAAGGGCAGTTATCAGGGAAGAAGTTCCTCTTGGTCAGGTTGACGTGATGGAAACAGGGAGAGACCGGGCACCGGCCTTGGAGCGCGGTGACGCTGTGAGAGTATGCCGTGCGAAGCGCCCACGGGAAAGGACCATAGAGCGCCACCGCCGGCGTGCCGAGAGCGCCAGCGACGTGCACCATCGCCGAATCATTCCCGAGGAGGCAATCGGCGTTGTTCATCACCGCGCAACTCTGGCGAAAGGTGTGGTTGAACTCAGTGAGGTTGCGAAGCCCCTCATGCGGCTTGATCTTGAAATCGCCAAGATCCTGCGGCGTCCCGAGCACCAAGACCTCCCAGCCCTTCGTGACGAATTCCCCGATGACCGCACCGAAAAGCGGAATCGGAAATACCCGGGAGGGAGTGCTGGCGCCAGGCGCGACGCAGAGACGGCGCACGCCAGCCTTACGGGGATACTGCTCCCGACACCAATTGAGCTCTTGGACGCTCACTCGGTAAGCCGGCTGCTTGTCCTGGATCGAGGAAAGCCCGGTGATTTCGGCAAAGAGGTCGGTCATGTGGATCTGTCGGGCACGGGGATTCAACTCAACAGCGTTTTCCAGCATGATCCATGCGTCAAACTGATTGGCCTCAGCGACCGGGAGCGGATAGCGCAGGATGCCGGTGACGAATGGAAGCCCGTTGAAAACACAACTGTAGTGCCTCATCGTCGAGACTCCGATGGTGCAGTCCGGCCAGCGCCGCTTGAGCTCGCGCAGAACTGGCGTCAGGAGGATCAGGTCGCCGAATCCGCCCGGCCGCATGAACAGAATCTTTTTGCCGCTCCAATCCTTTGACTCGTCAAACGGCCGGCCTTCTGGCAATGGGCGCATCTGACCCCGGCCGGCCCACTGGAGGAGATCCGCCGCGTTGATGTCGGTCAGCAGATAGTCACCCGGATCGATGGGCGGCTCCCTCGGAATCGTGATGCGATCAGACAGAGTAAGGATATGCACGCGCCGAACCTTTCGGCGGCTCCGATTACCGTCAAGCGCGAATCATGCCGCCGTCTTCGGCTGGCTGTTCGTCTGGGAGAGCTGCGTCGGGAATGGGGTCGAACCGCCCGGGCCGGCCGGCCGAGCCTGGGGACCGCCAGCGGCAGGCTGCGGTGCTTCGCCGGGCTCGGCACCTTCACCGGGCTCGCCACCCTCTGCTGGCGGACCTGCCGGCGGCAGCGGCACCATCGGGGAGATGATCTCCTCGGCATTTGTATGCGGAGAGAGCGCCCGGAGATGGTTCCGGTACATCGGCGCCACCTTGACCTGGATCTCGGGAGGCAGCGAATAGAAGTCCTTCACGCAGGCCTCCGCTTGGGCCGACATTTGGATGATCTGCTGATTCTTGTGCGTGGTGAGCTCGATGTTGACCTTGAACCGCAGTCCGCGGACGTCATCGGGGGTCAGTTTGTCGATACCCAGCGTATCCCCCTCGAGGTAACTGAAGGCTTCCTCTGGGTTCATGTTCGCCAGCGTGACGTGGATCTCGCGCTCGAGGAGTCGGCTGAACGGTCCCCGCAGGTCGGAAACAGTCGGGTCGAAAAGCTCATCCCCGGACTGCTGCACATTGACAATCCCGGTCGCCAGCTTGGCCGACTGCATGCCGGCCGCCTGGTCGTCGTTTGCCATCGAGACGCCACTCTCGTTCATCGCCAACTGCATGAAGAACTGGATCATTTCATGGATCTGCTCGAATTTCGTGTCCGTCAGATAGACGGTCTCGATGATATCCTCCTTCTTCATCCCGGGCTTCTTCGTGTAGGTCCCTCCCCAGTTCATCTTGAGGTTGGGATCTCGGTCGCCCTCGATGGTGTTGGTGGGGTTCCAGAGGTCGACACGGCCGCTCCGGCTCTGGCTGAAGTTCCACCGGTTGACCATCAGATCGGTGACAACTTGGTAGCTCTCGAAGAGTTCCATGACGCCGTAACCGTACCACCGACCCTCGACGGGATTGATCCGGATGACTTCGAAGGGGCGCAGGCCGTCTGTGGTGACGTTCGGGACATGATCGTAGAAGATCGGCGCCTGGTTCTTCCGGTCGGCGATCAAGAGGATATTCTCAGCGATGCCGTCCTCATTCGCATCGAACCAGAGGCAGAACTCCGCAAACTCCGCAACCGGGCCTCCGGCCTTCTGGCTCCCTGGAATCGGCGAGAAATTCTCGTTTGGCCGGAGCTCCATCGTTACGGCGGCTTTCGGAGCTGAGCTATCGCCAGAGAGCTTTTGCACAAGAGCAGCGATCCGCTGGCCGGCAGCCTGGCGGGAGGCGTTGTCTCCGGGGATTTGACCGCGCTTCACGATGAGGTCGACGAACTCCATGACCGGCTTGTCGTAAAGGTGGACGATGCAATCGGCCGTCTGGACGTCGGTTGCCGTCAGCGGGCAGAGGAAATCCTTGTAGTAGATCGGCTCCGAGCGGGCACCCTCGAAGAGGATCTGACGGCGCGGCAAGGTCTGCTTTGTCCAAATCGGAGCGTCCGGCATCTGGGTGGTGCCATCCCGCCGAAGCACTTTCACCGTCGGGTTGAAGGTGCGTTGCTTCACCATCGCCCCCAGTTTACCCAGCATGCTCGGCTGCTGCTCCTGGTCGGCAAGCGGTTGCTCGTCCCACTGGTCATCTTGGGTGATATGATTGCCGTCCTGGCCCAGGCTCGGCTCGCCGGTGACGTCCGTGAGGACCATCGCCTCACAGTCAAAGAATTGGTCGCGAACAACGTAGCTGGTCTTGACGACGCACTCGCCGAGAATCAGCGCCCGGGTGATGGCGCTCTCCTTGTCGGTCTTCGAGTCGGTCTCCTTCAACTTGAACCGGCAGAAGTTCTGAATCCGGTCCGCCATCTTGTCGTCGATCTCTGTTGAGGGCTCGGGCTTCGGATCGATCGAAAACCACGGATCGCTGCCAAAGAACTTGTTCTTGGCTCTGGCAATCTGCTGCCGACAGATCCGGCGGGCCAGCGGGACGACGAGGTTCGACGTCATAAAGATGTTGTCGGGTCCCATTGTCCAGGGGCGCCACGACACATCGTTGCCGAACGTGGCTTCGTACCTCGATCGCTTCCCAAGGAAAGTGTTTGAGGGCAGAAGTCCCTGCGAGGCCAGCATGAGGTTTGGCGCCGGTGCCAAGTTCATCCACCAAGTAGGATTAAGCGTTTGATCGCGGCCGGATTCCTGCTCGAGCTCCTTCAACCGCTCGAAAGCTTGGTCGAGCATCTTCTTCTCCTGCTTCCCGGTGAGGACGAGCGGACTCGGAAAGGGCACCTTCGCCGCGTTTGGATCGAGGGGAGGAGCCGCCGCCAGCTCGGTCTTTGCGACGTCAAGAAATCTGTCTACCTGTGAGGATTCGGGCATAAGCGGAGGGGGTTAATCTGAAAGTGGGGTGTAGGCAACATGGTTGATCGAACAGAATGTCTTCCAGATTTGGTCACGGTGTTTGTTCGCGGCCATGATGATAAGTTTCTGTTCCCGGGTGAGTGTATGGAGGAACTCGCG